GAACCAGCGCTGGCGCTTCTTCCATTCGTCGCGGGCGCTCAGGATGGCGGCGCGAATGCTGGAGAAATTGACGGCTTCGTAGTCGTTGCAGAGCTCGGGATAGCTTGCGCCTGGCAGGCCGGAGGCCATGCGCTGGTGAGCGGTCTTGATGAATGGGGTGAAAACCTCGTTTGGGTATTTTGAATCGACGGTTTTGACGTCGACGCCGGTCGGCAGGGTGTCCCAGGTGCCGGGCGCGCTGGTCGAAATCTTGTTGCCGTTTTCATCTTTGCCATCGTCGCCGCCGAGGGCGGGCGCAGTGCCATCCGGGGTGACGAAGAAGCCGAGGTGGTCGGCGCCGAACTTGGCGGCCATGAGGGCAGAGAGCGCGAATTCCCCGGCGTAGTGCATGGAGAGCATGGAGGCGTGGCCCCAGGGGATGCCGCGCTTTTGCTCGGGGCGCTGTAGAATGAAGCGGTGCAGCACTTCGCCGGCGGCAACGCGGGTGGCAGTACGGCTTCCGGCCAGGTTGCTGGTGTTGAAGTGGTAGGCAAGCGGGCGGCCGTGGGTATTGACTTCGATGCCGGCGACGATGGCATTGATGCCTTCGGATGCGCTGCGGTTGAGCCAGGTGGCGATGCGGTCGACGTCGATGACCTTGAGCGCGTAGCCCCACTTGTTGCCGGCGGCAGCGCCACGCAGCGGCAGGATGGCGTACTCGCCATCGCGGGCGGTGCCCCGGGCGATGGACTGGCACAGAGAGGCGAGCGAATACTGGCCGCTGACTTCGCAGTTGCCGAGTTCGCCCCATTCGTTCCAGCTACCCATGATGGCATCGCGGGCGCCCTGGTCCGGGCTGCCGGGTGCGTTGTCGGCGAGCGGGACAAGGCGTGGGGCGTTTTCGCCGATGAGGTTGGTTTCGACGATATCCAGGTAGTTGCGGAAATAGTCGTTGTTGTTTTCAAGGGTGCGCGAGCGCGAACGCAGGGCGTCCAGGTCGGTGCGGATTTCGTCGTCGATGCGCTCGGCTGTGGCGCGCCATGTACTGGTCATGCGGTTGAGCTGAGCGGCGGCGAATGACTTTTTGAAGACGGCGGCTTCTTCCTTGCGGGCCTTTGAGACGCGGGACTGGCGCTGCGACTCGGCAAACTCCGAGAGGATGCGCGAGCCTTTGAACGGGACGACGGTTTGAGTAGCCATCAAAACCTCATGAGGATGCGGCCGGGCCGCGCCGGCTTGCCGCCTTCGCGCCGGACTTCGATCAGGTACTGACTGCGCAGCTTGATCAGGTCGGCCAGTGCGATGTATTTCATGCGGCGCCCGGCGATTTCGTACTCGGAAACGCCGGGATCGTGGTTCTCGATCCAGGCTTCGAGCGCGGCGAGTGTCTTTTGCGCGTGCGTGCGGGTGTCGAGCCCGACTGCAACGGCCAGATCGGGCAGGATTTCAATGCTGCCGACGGCGACGGTATAGGCGTCGGTTCCGTTGCTGACGCGGGCCTGCCATTGATAGGTGCCGACCGTCCAGGCGGCAGTCTGGGCCGGGGTGCGCGCGATGCGGTGGAGATCGCCTTCGGCAGTGCTGGTGAAGCTGATTTTTCCGCCGGCGTTGAGGAGGTCATACTGCACGGACCAGCCGGCGCCGGCCGGGTAGTCCGCCAGGGTCAGCAGCCAGGATGCCGAGTCGCCGGCGCGAATGGCGGCCGGCGGGGTGGTCAGTGTGGGAGCGCTCATGCCGCCATTTATAGGCGGCGGGCGTCAAGCGATTAAGGCAGGGTGCTTGACGTCATGCCTTGCCGGATATTCCAAACCTGCTGCCGGGTGATGCCGATGCGTTCCGATATGGCGGTGTTGCCAAGGCCTTGCCGGATGAGGCGGCGGACTTCCTGATGCTTCTGCGTGACGGCCATGGCGTTGGCGCTGGCGATGTAGTGCCGGTCGCCGCCGTGGTCGAAGCGGAACTTCCGCTCGAATAGCTCGCGCTTTTCATCGGTGAAGATGTCGTCGCCCAGTTCGGACTGAATGAGGTCGAGTGCTTTGTTGAGGATGTCCATTTACCAGCCCAGGTTGGGTATTCCATGATTTCGCCCTGGCATTCTTGTTTTGACGGGCGGCTTCTTTGGCGCCTCTATCGGTTTTTGTTCGGCGGATGTTTCGGCCGGTTCTGCGGTCTGTTCCGGCTCGATCATGGCGGCACGCCGTTTCCAGTCGGCGGCCTTCCATTTGTGCAGGTAGAGTTCCGGGTGATGGCTGGCGGCGGTGGCATAGACGTGAGTGTCCAGGACCTCGTTACGCTTGCCCTTTTTGATTTCCCAGCGGTTCTTGCGCGGGTTGAATACTTCGGCGACTTGCTGATCGAAGAAGGCATGCTCCAGCTCGGTGCTGAAATGAACCCTGCGCTCGCCGGGGTCTTTGTCGGTGTCGTCATTGAGCCGCCCATAGATGTGATGCTTGGCGGTGTCGGTGCCGACGATGTAAAGGGCGACACCTTTCTTGACGGTCTGGCCGCGCCAGTTGACGTCCTGGTGGCTGGGCTTGCCGAGGATGACGCGGCCGGTGGTGCTGGCGCCCTTGCAGGCGATGACGCGGCGGGCCTTGGCGCGGCGAACGTAGGCATAGACATCGTGCGTGAAGTGGCCGCCGGTGTCGATGGCCGTGGCCTCGATGCGCAGGATCTTGCCGTAGGAATTGGTGAATTCGGCCGTCAGGTAGTCATCGAGCGCGGCCCATACTTCATCGCCGGACGGCTTGCCGGGGATGATGTGGTAATCGATGGTCCATTCCTTTTTGTCGGCGCCCCAGCCGATGACGCGAACTTCGAGGCGGTCGTCCTGGGTATCGACGCCGGCCGTCAGGACCAGCACGCCCTGCGGGATCGTGCGCAGCGCGTAGGGCTCGGCGCGGGCGATCAGCACGTTGGGCTTGAGGTCGTGCGAGCGGTCGGCCCAGGATTCAGCCAGGCGGGTGTTGATGAAGATGACGAGCTTCTTGGCGTCGCCCTGCGCCTCGATCCATTCCTGCGCTAGTTGCACCCAGGAGCGGCCGAGGCCGTTGGGCGTATAGATGCCGTTGATGTGATAGCTGCGGTAGAGCGCGCCGGGGTTTTCGGCGATCCAGCGGCCACCGGCTAGCATGCCGTTCTTCTGGTGTTCGTCGATCTCGCAGCCGCAGTGTTCGCAGACGTACCAGGCGCGGGTGACTCGCTGGCCGACTACCGTCCATCGGACGTTCGACCACTTGAGCGTCTGCCGTTCTTCGCAGTGCGGGCAGGGCACATGGTAGCGGCGCTGGTCGCCGGCCTCGAATTGTTCCTCGATCTTGCTGGCGTCCTTGATGGTCGGGCTGGAGACGACGAAGAGCTTGGAGTTGTGGAAGGCGGCGAAGCGGATCTCGAACAGGCCGAGCGGATCGCCCTGCGGCGTCGTCCAGTCCCATTCATCCACCTCGTCGGCCATGCCCCACTTGAGGCTGGAGGCCTTGAGTTCGGCGGTCGAGCCGCTGGTCTTGAAGTAGATCAGGCCGCCCTTGAAGCGCTTGCGCTTGGCCGCGTTGTCGCCCGAGCGATTGCTGCGCAGCGCCATGGACTCATTGACGACCGGCGTATCCTTGACCATCGGGTCGAACTTCTGCGACGTCCAGTCCTGCAGGCTGGCCTCGGTCGGCATGACGACAGCGCCCGGCCCCTTGACGTGGTCAATGCAGTAGCCGACGAAGTTCGAACCGATCTCGGTGCCGCCCCACTGCGACGGCTTCATGAGCGCGACCTTTTCCCCTGGCGCATCTTGGGACAGCGCATCGAGGATTTCGCGCTGCGGCGGGTTGCGCGACGTGCGCCACCGCCCCGGCTCAGCACTGCCCTCTTCCGACAGAATGCGATTGGCGTCCGCCCACTCGGAAACGAGCAGCGGCGCCTTCGGTCGGATGGCGCGACGGGCAACGCGGAAGACGAGGGCGCGGGCGGTCATTATTCTGACTTGAGTGCTTCTGCCGAAGGCATCGAGAACTGAACGTGCCATGCGCGAACGCCATCAAAAGTCAGGCCATCACGGTCACCGTTTGCGCTGTCGTAAAGAACATGGCTTATAAGAACATCTTTTGCGCCGCACTCATAAAACCACTTCGATACCAGTGTTGAGTCATTGAACTCTGAGTCCCAAATATAAAGTGCCGCCCACCAAACACCAGGATACGTTTCGTCAAGCGCCGCACACTCTCCAAGGCAACCAGCACCCGGACATTTTCCTTCGTGCATATGTCCGTTTATCTTTTTAAGCACTTCTTCCATGTTCATTATTCGTCACTCCCCATCGTTTCGATCTGCTTCAATAAATCACGCTCCA